ACTTGAACCTGGCATGTTCGCTCTCCCAGTCATCGCGGCACTTCGCGCAACACCAGCGCCGGGGCGCTGGCACCGGATCATCACACCACAGGCAGCGCCCGGTGAACACCGCCTCAGGCTCGGCGCGCCGCCGCTTCAGCGCGCGCTCCAGTGCCTGTTCGATCTGTTTTTGCGCCTGATCAATCACGTCCATGCGCGCTCTCCTCCCGCACCACGTAGCGTCCCGCCAGCTCAGCGGCGGCAAAACCCAGCGCCATCACCTGTGCCAGCTCATCCCCCGGCAGGTCGCCGTAGGCAGCCAGCAACGCATCGCGTAACTCTGGCAGGCTGCCGGCCCCGTCGACGATCCGCTGCACCTCGGTCATAATCGCCCGCCAGGCGGGCTCCGTCTCGACCTCCATCTGCTCGGCCATCGGGCCCGCCACGTCGATGTCCGGCGCATCCGCCGCGCCGTCCTGGGCGTGCGCCGTCGCCTCTAATGCGGGCAGATCACGCGCCTGGGCAGCGGCCGCCGCCGCGCTCCCGCCGTTGCCTGCACCCAGCACCGCCTCATCCTGACCCACCTCGGGAATGCCGAACTTCTCGCTCACCCACGCCTGCGGGATGGGCATGCCGGCCTGGCTGAGCTTGACCACCTGATCGGTCAGCGCCGTCATGTCCTCCGGCTCGGCCACCCGCAGGGTGAGCGCCGGCAGCGGGGCGTCGCCAAGATTGAGCCGCACAATGGGGGTGACAAGGTCGCGCCTGAGCGTGGCCGCCAGCGCCCGCGCATCGGCCTGCAAAATATCGTCGCGCACCTCGGCGTGCACCCGCGCCTGCGCCATGCTTGAGCCATCGTCGGTAGTCATGGTCTGACCCAGCACCGCCTTGCTCACCTGTCGGTCGAGGTACTCGATCAGCTTGTGATACAGGTCGGCGCTGGCCGTCTTGCTACCCGACTCGATCAGCTCCAGCGCCATCTCCTGCGGGATCACCGCGGCGGCATCAGACCCCAGGCTGAAGGCCGCCTGCTTGAGCACCGCTACGTCGTCCGGGCTGGCCCCCTGGTGGTACTTGCCCACCCGGATCGGCTGACCGAACAGCTCACAAAAGCGCGCCCAGTCGCGCAGGGCGTAGGATTTGAACACCCACGCCCACAGCGCCGAGCGCGCCACCCCGCCCAGCAGCGGGATGCCGGAGGCCATCGGCGGCCGGTGCACAATAAACCGATAGGGCGGCACCTCTTGGCCATCGGCGCTGCCATCCACCAGGCGCAGCAGCCGGCCGGTATCGCGATCCCAGCTGAACCAATGTGCCTCACGGGGGATAATCTCCCGTGGCCGCCAGTGGCCACCGGCGGTCTCCCAGACAATCTCCGCCACCGCGTAGCCCTTGGCCACTGCATCCATCAATTGCGCAATCAGCGCCGGCGCATCAATGGCGTCCAGCGCCTCGCGCACCAGTGCGGCGGCGCGCTGGGCCGGCGACGACTCATCCCGTGGCGCGATCTCCATCGGCAGGCCCGCCACTGCCAGGGTGCGGGTTTGCAGCACGGCGCGGTAGTGCAGATCCTTCTGGCGGACATCGTCCGCCGCCAGCAGAAAGTCGTGCCCATCACCCATGCTGGCCCGGCGCAGGATATCCGCCACCTGCGCCGGCGTCATGCTGGCCATCGGCCGCCATTGCCATACAGAACGCAGCCCCGTTTGCGAGGGGCGTGCGATCTCGGTTGTCAGGTCGTGTTTTTTCACCATCCGGTTCACCATCCGGCCCACTCCCGGGCGCCTGCGCGCCCGCCTGTCTCATCCATACTGTCGGCAAAGCGCCGTCTCGATACCGCCTCATAGGCATACACCGGCACGCTCTCGCTGGCCGCCGATACCGCCAGCGCCAACGCCCAGAAGCGGTCGGCGTGGCCGTTATCGGACCGCTCCGCCACCAGGCGCGGCGCGCCGGTGGGGCCGGCCACCCGCTGTACGCTGTGCAGATCCTGCCGCAGCGGGGCGTTGCCCACCGGCAGGCGCAGGCGCTTATCTTCCATCCGCTCCTTCAAGGCGGTGGCCATGTCGAGCTTTCTGGCCGGCGTAAACAGCACCCCCTCCACCCGGTAGCTGCCGTGGCGCCGTTGCGCCTCCTGCACCGGCATCTCGCCCAGGCCGGTCTGGTCAAGGGCCGCCCGCACCACCCGGTAATCGCGCATGATCCGGTCGAGCCGGGCCAGCTGCTCGGCAAAACTCGTCGCCCGCAATTCGATCAGCTCGCGCAGCCAGAGCACATCCCCCAGCTGCTCCAGCACGGCAATCACCGTCAGGTCGCCACGGGCGGCAAAGTCCATGCCCACATACACCGGCCCGCCCTGATACACGCCCGGCGCGGCGCTATCCTCGCAGCCATCGATCAGCTCATAGGGCAGCCAGCTGGTCGCCCCATCCACAAACTGGCACTCGAACTCCTGCGCCCAGGTGACCGGGTCGCCCGCCGCGCGCCTGAGCTCCTCGATGTTGCGCGGCAGGCCGTCGGCCACCGCGTCATGAATGGTCACCACATGGCGCGAGAACAGCGAGTCCGGCCCGGTCATGATCTCGTAGAACTTGTCACCCCGCCCGTTGGGGGTGGAGATCACCCGCAGCCGCAGGTCCGGCCGCGACACCACCGGCACCAGCGCCCGCCACAGGGCGCGGTTGTCCTTGTGATGGGCGAACTCGTCCAGAATCAGGTTGTCGCTCATGCCGCGCGCGGTCTCCGGCTTGGCGGCAATGGCGCGGATGTAGCTGCCGCCGGGCAGGCGCACCATGTGCGCCATCTCATCGGCGGCAAAGGGCACCTCCAGCGCCTCGAACGCCGTTCCCACCGCCCGCAGGTGCAGGGCCGCACCGTTGCGGATCGCATCCAGCGCCCGGTCGCGGCTGATCGATAAAATCGTCCAGCGCACCAGTCGCCCCTCGGCCTCCGCCTCCAGGCAGTCGAGCACCGCTTCCAGGGTGGTGGTAAAGGTCTTGCCGGTCTGGCGGCTCCACATCGCCGCCTTCCAGCGGCTCTTGTCCGCCAGATAGCGGCGCTGGTAGGGGTAGAGCAGGGGGGAGGTCATGCCTGCCGCTCCGTATCAGCCAGCCTCTGGCACTCACCCATACAACGCCTCCTTAATCTGTGCCAGGGTCGCCGCATCCAGCGCCCGGCCCGATTTTTGCGCGGCGTGCTCCACCGCTTCGATCTTGGCTTTCACCTCATCCTGCCAGCGTTTCTGCGCGATGCTGGCCCGGCTCGCCTCGGCCACCGCCCGCGCCGCCTGGCTCAGCAATTTCACCTGCTCGGCCGGCTCCACATCCTCCGCCTCGCGCACCTTGATCAGCGCGTCGAACAGCGATGACTGCACAATGCGGATCACCGCCGCCGAGTGTTCGTCCGCTTCGTCCGGCGCCGCCTCGGCGATCAGCCGTGCCGCCTCGGTGCTGGCCCTGATCGCCGCCAGGGTGCGGTCGATTTTCTGCCGGTAGCGGTGCGCCGCCGACACCGACAGCGTCTCGCCGAAGCGCTGCTGTAGCTCGGTCACCAGCTCCGCCAGGGTGTAGCGGTCCTCGGCGATCGCTTCCTCCAGCCAGGCGCGCGCCTCGGCAGAGAGGCGGCGGGCTTTATGTATCCGCGCCATGCTTACCACCTCGGCGGGCGAGCGAGTCCGGCCGGCGCCTCAGCCCGGTAGTCATACACGTCTTCCCCCTGCGCGGTCAGGCTGGCCCCCCACAGCGGCCCGCTGCGGTCGATCTTCACCAGCCCGTGATTGGCCAGCCAGCCCAGCTCTTTGCGCACCATGTCCGCCGTGGCGCACAGGGGAATGTCGTGGGCACAGGTCAGCAGCACCGTCTCCGAGGTGCCGTAGGGACGGGCGTGCCAGAGCGCGGTCAACAGCATCCAGCGCAGCGTCTCACGCTCCGCCCGGGCATGGTCCAGCGCGGCGTCCAGTCGGCGTTCAGTCATGGGATCTCCTTGCCAGCAGCTCGTATATCCGGTCGATCTTGACGTTGATGGCGGTGAACTCCCGCACCGCGTCATCCCGCATCTGATAGCGTCGCGCGGCTTCGTCGCGGTCTTTTTCCAGCGCGGCGATGCGCGCGCGCGAGTCGTTCAGGTCATCGCGCAGGGTGGTGATCAGCCGCTCCACAGTGCGCTGGTAGCGCTCGTCCGCGGCGGCCAGCTCCCGCGCGGTGTCCTCCCGCCGCTGGTAGTTCAGTGGCAGCTCCGCCAACAGGCGCTCAAAGCGACGCTCCAGCTCGTCGATGCGGCACAGCCGCTGCTCGATGTCGCTCAGCAGCCGCCCGGCAAACCACTTCAGCAGCGCAAACACCCCCGCCAGCACCGAGGCCCCCAGGGTGCCCAGCGCCGCCCAGTTGCCGATCAACAGCTGCCCATCCATGCGACTTACCCCTTCTTGCCGATCCGCTCCGCCAGCGCCTGCAACAGCCCCGGCGCCGGCGCCTGTCCGGCCTGCACGCACTTGTCCCGCGAGCGGGCGCTGACATTGATGCCCAGCACCGCCAACGCCACGCCCCACATGGGGGTCAGCGCGGTGATCGCCTGCGCCACGCTGCCGGCCTGCTCAGGCCGGGCAACAATCGCCCAGGCAATGGCGCCACATTGCACCGCCCAGCTGGCCGCGGTCAGATAGCCAAACGTAGGCCGCCAGCGGCGCACATAGCCATCATGGCTGGCTGCTTCGGCGCGCATGGTGGCGTTGATCTCGCCCAGCCGGGCGGTCTCGGCCTCCAGATGCATGCGGGTCAGATCCGCTTCGTGCGCAAGCTCCAGCTTGCGCACCCGCTCCAGCGCCTCGGGGTCGGCCTGCAACGCGGCGGCTGTGGCCTCGGGGGTGGCTTCGGTGCCCAGCGCCCTGGCTATCAGCGCACCGGCGGCACCACCGGCCGGGCCTCCGAGCAGTGAGCCAATCAGCGGCGCGGCTTTGGCGACCAGGCCGCCCACATCAGACCAATTCATCAGGAGTACCTCCGTGATCCAGGGACGGATGAGTGCCGCGAGAGGGCAGGACGCCCGGAGTGGCCTCGATAAACTCAGCCACCCGACTGGCCCAGCCAGCCGCAAACACGGCTTGCGATGGGTCGCGGGTGATCAGGCGTCCGTAAAAGCGGCAGCGTTCAGCCAGCACGGCGCGATAGAGTCGCGCGCCATCCTGCCGGTTGACCGCCGCCAGGGTGACGGGCCCCACCCTGCCATCCACCGTGACGCCGGCCGCCTGTTGCAGCCAGCGGGCGGCACGACCCGTGCCGTGGTTGACCGCGCAATCGAGCAGCAGCGCCCGCAGAGCGTCGCACTCAATGCGATCAAAGCCCGGCCCGCGCAGGTACAGCTCGCGGTAGATCGCCCGCGCCTCATCGGCGCTCAGAGTGCGCACCTCCTCAGCGCTGACGGCCCGCTCGCGCCAGACCGCCAGCGTCGCCTGGGTGATGCCAAAGTTGGTCGGGCCGCCCCGGTCGGCCGGGTGGTCCACAAAGCCGCCTTCGCGGCGCAGGATATCGTCGAGCAGAGATTCAGTGTTCATGCCCGCCATCATGCGGCGGGCATCAGGTGGTGGGAATTAACAGGGGTTTGGTATCAGAGGGGGAGCGCGTGCTGGCGGCGGGCGCGCTCCTCCGCCCGCTTGCGCTTGATGATGCGGTAAACGTGGATGGTGGTAATGCCGTAGCGCCGTGCCAGCTCGTGGATGTTGTCGCCGGTGAAGTCGCGCCAGATCGCCTCGTCGCGCTCGTGACGCGCCAGGGAGTCGATGGTGGGGATATACACGCCGCTGCCGCCGACGGTCTCGGCCCAGCGGCGCATGACCAGATAGCCGGCATGGTCAGCGGTAGCCTCGTCCATGCCGAAGCTCTCACGCAGTACCTCGGCGGCCTGGTCCGCCATCTCAGCCAGCAGGGGTGTTACACAGCTGCGCCAGTCTTTGCTCTCCATCGTTGCCATCCTCGCCGGGTGCTGGCCAGGCACCTCGCCCTCGCGGGCTATTATAGAGCAGCATCAGCCCTTTGCACGCTGTTGGCGCTCCCAGCGTATCAGGCCGGAGATCACATCGGTGGCCTGGGCGCGGCTCAGCCAGCGTACCTGATCCACCCGCGCCGTGCGCTGCACAAAGGTAAGCAGGGCCGGGTCTTCCAGCCCTGCATCCCAGCCCATCTCCAGCGCCAGGCGTTCGATGGTGGCCAGCTGCCAGCGGCTGGCCGCATCCGGCGCGCTGCCCGCCTCGGGGGCACTGGCGCGCACAGTCGCACCCCGTGCGCGCCAGTGGTCGATCACCCGCACCAGCTCGGCTTCTGTCATGTCGCGGCAGCTCGCCTTGCCGGTCAGGCGGTGCTGCACCGCCCGGCGATCATCCTCGTCCAGACAACCCGCCTGCTTGGCCGCCAGATGGGCCTGCGCCAGCAGCTTGCGGCGGCGGATCTCGGCGTTGCTCATGCAGTACCTCTCTGAACAGCTTGGCACCATCCGCCGCATGGCTTGCCCTTCTGGCCTTCGGCATGGCAAACAAACAGCGCCCGGGACTTAACAGCGGTTGAGAAGTCGCGGCGAGTATGCAGACTGACCGACGCTTCGCTGCCTTTTTGCGCAGCACATCCACTACACATGGGCACTGCCTGGCGGATCGCTTGACGCAGCTGCTGGCGACTCAGGCGCTTCATGGGTCTCGTCTGATAACTCAGGCAGGTAACGCCAGCACCCGGATCTGTAGTCCACCCACCATCTGGCCACTGGCCGCCGTCCTTCATCTCGATCATGCCCTCAACAATCTGGCATTCACCAAAGTGCGCGCAGTGGCCGCAAAGCATGTTGAAGACTTCCGGCCACTCGTCAGCGGTTGGGCGGTAAGGGTCTCGTTTCAGGCTCATGCCACAGCCTCCCGCTGGTCATGGATCATGGCCGGCGACTCACGTTCCAGGCGGCAGCTGCCCACGCAGCCGGAACAGGCGCCGCACGCCATGATCTCGGGGATGGCGGGCATCGGTGCCCACAGGCTGGGCTCGATCGGCAGTTCGGTGTAGGTCATCACCCACTGGCCGTCCGGCTTGCGGTAAGCCACGTCTACGCTGGGCTCGCCGTCGAAATACCAGACCGCCAGCACATCATGCAGCGGCTCGGGCACCACCTGCCGGGCGCTGCGCCACTCAATCCCGTGCCGGGATACCGGAGCAATCGTCATCATGGCCACCTCCTCACACCGCCGCCAGATCCAGCGCCAGCGGCCGATACTGATCGGAATCGCCGATGCGCTTGTACACCCGCACATACACCGCCGTGCCGGCGCTCTGAATGCTGTCCTTCAGCGCCTCCATGGCCCGCTGCCAGCCCTCGTCGTCGATCTCCAGCCGCAGCAGCTCCAGCACCGCCGTGGTTTTGATCTGGCCCTTGCTGTCGGTGCGGAAGGCGCGATCCACCAACGCCCGGATATGCGGGTTGGCCCCTTCGCTCCAGCGCAGGATGCAGTCGTTGATCAACTTTTTCGCCGCCTCCAGCTCCTCGGTGAAGGTGACGCGCTCGGCATAGCTGCGCTGCACTTTGTACTGGCCGTCGTAGGTGGTCACCGTCACGTTGCCCTTCTTGCCGCCCAGGTGCACCTCGTAGCGCTCGGCCGCGATCGCCACCAGATCGGCAATCTCCGCCAGCGCCTTGGCCTTGAAGGCTTTCAGGCGCTCATGCAGCGCCTCGGCTTCCTGGGCCAGTTCACGGGCGACCTGGTCGCGCAGCTTGTCGTGCTCGCGCACCTGATCCTCGGGCACCAGATGGCCGGCGGCGTTGCGCATGTATCCGGCGGGTACAGTGTCTTGAGTGATATTCATCGTTTCATCCTCTCAGTTGAGTTGCTTTGCGGTAAAACATGGCCAGCAGTGGGTAACGGTGATGGCGCAGCGGCTCCACCGCCGCGCCGTTGCGCCGGGGCAGGTGGGCCACCTCAGCCTCCATCCGGGCGGTGACATCCCCGACCTCGGCTGCCTCGGCGTCCAGCCGGTCCCGCACCGCCTGCTGCGCGGGCAGCAGGGGGAAGGGTTCCAGCGCCAGATGCTCATAGCGGGCCGGGTCATGCAGGTACTGCTCCAGGCTGATGCCATGCCCTTTAAGATGCATGGCAACATAGCGGTCGGCGTAATAATTCAGGTATTCATCGCTGTAGATGTTCATGGTTAATCCTCACAGTTCGGCAATCCGGCAGCCTGTGCAATCATCCCGCGGGCAGCTGTTGCAGATCGCCCGCGCATCCAGCGCCGCCGCGCGGCGCGCATCCGTTACCACCCGCACCAGCGCGGCATAGCGCGCCGGCAGGTCGGAATTGGGGCGGTCGTAGCGCCCCGCCCGCAGCATCGAGGCGGCGGGCTTGCTGCATCCCAGCACTTCGGCAATCTCCGCCAGCGTCATACCGCCTCCACCTCAGAACGACCGATACTGCGCGCGCTATCAAGCGCCTCGAGCAACGAATTGAAGCGCTGGAGCATGAGCTTCAGATCTTTGCGTGCGGGCATATCATGCTCGTCGATCTCCTTATCAATACCGCCATCAGCAAGGGCTATGCTGAGGAGCTTGAGAGCGCACTGGAAAGCCTTCGGGGCTGGTATGCGCACGGCACGCAGATTGCATTCGTGGAGAATCAGTTCCAGCAAATCCCCGGATATAACCGTGGCATCGACATGATCGAGGTGTTCCTGGCACGCCTGCGCGAGACGCGCGGTGATATCGACTAACGGCTCCCGCCGCACAGCTGGCAGGTACTTTTCGTAAATTGCACGACTCATTGTTTATCCCTCCACCGCATAACGGTTAGCCATCCACTTGCCCGCCAGCTCCAGCACCGCCGGCGTCAGTGTCTGCATCTCGTTGGTCGTCATGATCCGCTGGCATTCGCCCGCCAGCTCCATCGCCTCGCGGAAGTTGCCCTTGCGGCACAGGCTCCAGAAGCCGGTCACCAGCTCCTTGTCGGTGAGGTCGCCAAAGATGGGCCGGATCACGTGGGCATAGGTCTCCGCCCGATCGAGGTGGCGCGCCTCCACCCGCTTGGCGCCGATCCGCGAGCCCAGCTGCAACAGCAGCGGGCGCGTGCGGGCGTCTGTGAACTTGCGTGAATACAGCTCGGTGCCGATCAGCAGCACCCCGATGCCGCACTCGTCGGCCAGATAGCGCAGCGCCTCCAGCACCCGCCACCCCAGCTTGTTGGCCTCATCCACCACCAACAGCTGCCGCTCGCCATCGTCGCCCCGGCGCAGCAGGCGCTCCACCGCGCCGCTGCCCTGCAAGCCGCAGCGTTCGGCCACCGTGGCCAGCATCTGGTGCCGCGTCATGCCATCCCAGGCCGCCACACGCAGGGCCCCCAGTCGGGCGCAGATCGCCCGTCCGGCCATACTCTTGCCGCTGCCCGCAGGCCCGGTGATCTCGCCGATCGGGTACTCGCTGGAGAGCACCAGATCCGCCAGTGCCAGAGCCTCTTTTACGATCTTGGTTTCTCGGATAGACTGTCTCATCTCGACTCCTTCTACTTAACAACCTGGCTGCCCGCCCATCGGGCAGCCTCTTCTACTCAGAATCCCAACGCCCGCGCCGCCCGGGTCTCCTCGTCCTCGTACGCCAGCCGCGCCAGTTGATCCGCTTCGGCCCGCGCCTGCTGCCGCGCCTCAATCTGTTTCAGGCGGCCATACAGGTCGGCCTTGGCCTCGGCGTAGCGCTTGGCCATCTCCGCCAGCTCCCCGGCCGGCTCCACGGTCTGTGCCTCCTCCTGCGCCCGCTGCATCGTCGCATCCAATCCGAGCATCTCGGCCCGGAACCCGGCCAGCGACGCCTCATCCAGCGGCCCGCCGGCCGCCTGCGCGGTCTCGCCCATCAGCAGGCGGAAGGTCTGCCGCCGGCGACCGGCCTCTTTCGCGCCTTCGCCATCGAGGATGCCGAACACCCGCTCCGGCAGCGCCACATCCAGCACCTTGCCGTTGTCCAGCACAATCAACGCCTCGAACTCCGGCGCGGCGATGCGCGGATAGGCCACCTCCACCCAGCCTTCCAGGGTCATCAGCTTGTCGCTGGTCCAGACGCGACCACCGAACTGGATCGCGCCGCGGGTCACCTTGCGCCGCTCCCGATCGGCAAACGCCAGCATCAGCACCTCGCGGTCGATCCGCAGGGGTCGCCAGCCGCTGTTCAGGAAGTGCTCGATGCGCTGCTGCGGGCTCATGCCGGCCATGTGCTCGGTGCGCGGCTGCACCGTCACGTGGTAGTCCGCCAGGGTGCGCGCCAGCCAGTCACGCACCGCGTCGAAGTCGCTCACCACCGGCGCCTTGCCCAGGCTGGTGATCTTCTTCGCCATCCGGTTGCCGCCCACATAGCCGAACCACCAGGTCAGATACTTGTGCAGGTTGCCGAACTGACCCTCGATGCGCTTGCCGCGCGGGTGGAAGGGGATGGAGCGGATCAGCTTGCCTGCCTCCGGCAGCAGTGCTGCCTCATCCGCCCGGAACTGCTGCCCGGTCAGTTGCGCCAGCTGCATCCAGGCCGCCAGCAGCTCCTCCCACTTGTACTCGGAGCCGTTGTCCAGATAGAGGCGACGGGGCGCGCCGAAGGGGGCCTGCTCGCACATCCGCGCAAAGCTCGCGGCTACATGCTCGCGCCGCACCCCCTGGCCCTTGTCGCACAGGAACAGGTCCACCCACAGCCAGTTGGTCGCCACATCGTGCCAACTGATCATCCGCGCATAGGCGGTGCTGCCATCCGGCCGCGCCACCGGGATATCCAGCGGCGAAATATCCCCGCACACCAGATCCCCCGGCGCCAGCCCGGCGGCGGTACGCCGCACCCCGGTCAGGTTGTGGTCATACACGCCCTTGCCATCGCGCAGGCTCTTGCCCGCCACCCGGTACTGCCGGCCTTCCGCCTCCACCGTGCGGCGCGGGCAGGGCAGCGACAGCAGCGCCGCCACCTGCTCGCGGGGCGCGCCTTTCTCGTGCAGCTCCTTACCCAGTGCGGCGCTGGCCTTCAGCCACGCCTGCTGCGCACTGGGCGCACCGCCCACCCAGGCCGAACGGATCAGGCTCAGCATCCGCTGCGCCAGCTCCGCCACCTCGCCGCCCTGCTGCGCCACCAGATCCTCCGCCCAGCGCTGCCAGGCGGCGCTGATCAACACCCGCGCCTGCCCGCGATCACGGCGCATCCCCATTCGCGCCAGCGCCAGCACGCCGCCGGCCCGCGCTTTCTTTTCCAGCCGATACACATGCTGCCAGCTGCATCCCAGATCGGCAGCGATCTGCTCCGCCAGCGCCCGCCGGCCCCGGTGGCGCTCCGGCAAATCCAGCAGCGGACGCAACGCCAGCATCGTCTGCCGAGCCTGGCGCACCCGCTCAAAGTCTGCCTCCGTCGCCAGGCGGCTGCCGATCAGCTGCCCTACCAGGGCCGCATCCGTCACATCACCCGCAAGGGGGAGCCTGCTCGGCCCGCCCGTGGCCGCAGGCACCGCCGTAGCGGGGGCTGAGGGCGTCAACCCCGGCCGAACAGACTCTCCGCTACGGGCGGGCGGGGTCAAAAGGCTGGCCACGGCGCGCCCACGGCCAGGCAATGCGCGAGCAACTCCGGCAGGGCATCCTTGCGCGTCTTGTACCACCGCGTGCGCAGATACTCGCCCTGCCCGTCCCACAGCATCAGCATCCATCGCCGGCCCACGCGCGTGAGCGTCGCCACCATCAACTCGGTCTCTGGGTGCGTGACCATGTCCATCTCCACCTCCGCTCATCTGCGCGGCCTGCCGCGCTTGGTACATATCCGGCGTAGCCGCAGCGCGTGGCTCGGCACCAAAGCGCGCGTAGTAATCCCGCTGTGCCTCGATGGGCAGGGAATCGAGCAGGATCTCGATGCCTTTGCCTCGCAACCTGTTGCGAATTGTGGCCAAATTTTTTTTCGCCCATGCCCTAACTCGGCGATCAGTGCTTGGCATGCCATCGAGCCTCATCTCGGCAATCTCCTGCGGCGTTAGCCAGATCCCGCTCATGCCGCACCCTCCAGCTCAGCCAATGTTGCCCGCAGCTTGCGCATCACTTCCCGCGCAATACCGCCGTGCGGCTCGCGATCCGTGCGCATCCCCCAGTCGTAGATCACCCGCCGCGCCGTCACCGGCTTGATATCGTGCGCCTCCGCCCACTCACTCAGCGAGCGATACCCGGCCAGCGCCAGCCGCCCGCGCACCTGGGTCATATCGCCAATGGGTTCCACTGCTTTATTCATCGTCACTCCTCGACTACTATCATTAACCATTGGCTATACTCTAGCGCAACAAGTTGAGAGGTGCAACAACATGTCGCGAACTTTTCAATGTCCGATTCGCGTCCGATTTACGTCCGATTCGCGTGTCCGATTCGCTGAAAATGTCCGATTCGCGTGTCCGATTCTGGGCGAGGACTTGGTATGAAAACGGACGTGGAGGCAGGTTTGCCGCTCAGGCTGCGAGAATGCATCGCCGATGACACGGTGTCAGCATTTGCTCGACGCTGTGGTATGGCTGAGGCAACGATACGTTCATACCTAGATGGTAAAAAGCCTGTCTATGACAAGCTCGTCAAGATCGCTGACGCGGCGGGTGTCACCGTGGACTGGCTGGCCACCGGCCGCGAGCCAAAATACCGCTCACAAGCCCGCCAGGCCGCGCAGGATCAGCCTCAGAGCAGCCTGGATACCCTGGCCGCCCCGCACGCCAGGCGCTGGCAGAAGATCATGGAGCTGGTCGAATCCATGCCCGAACAGGAGGCGGCCGCCTTCCTCGAAGAAGCCTTTGCGCGCGCTCGTGACAAGGCAGAGACAGCCGAGCTGAAGCGGGCCGTCCAAACCCTGACAGCCGCCCTCAAAAAGATTTCCTGATGAAAAAGGCGACAAGCCATCCCGATTGTTGTCGCCTCTAATGCGTTCACACGTTCCCTTGCATTACATCCTGTGGATAACTCCTGCACCCCTTTGTTTTTCCTTTAATTTTCCTTATTTCCCGCTATTTTCCGCTTCGTTCCGTCGCCTCAACTTCCGTCACCTCTAATCTTTTCCCTCCTAGCAGGGTCGACAGTGTCGCCTGCCAGAGTGTGAACGTCAGGACCCGGCGCAGGTAAGGCTGCTGCCAGAGCTCGGCCAGCGCTGGCAGCGGTGCCTGCCAGAACAAGGCGGCGAGGCCGGCCACGGTCATGACCAGCAGGATGCCGGCGGCCGCCAAGCCCGGCCCGATCAGCCAAGCCGGATGCCGGAACGGTGCCTGGGGCATCAGCGGCTCATGGCCTCCAACCATTCCTCCAGCCATGCCTTGCGGTGTTCGGCCACGGTGGCCGGGTCCAGGTACAGGGTTTGACTGGGGTGAATCAGCCGGTCAAACACGTCCGGGAGTTCATCGCCCAGGTCGATGGCCGGATACATGACGTTCTTGAGGGGAATCTCACGCTGGAACTCCGGTGTCAGCATGAAGGCCAGGAAACGACGGGCCAGGGCCTTGTGCCGGGACGAAGCCACCAGGGCCGCCACCTCCACCTGCAGGTAGTGGCCTTCCTCGAACGCCGCGGCCTGGTATCGATCGGTCTTGTCGATGGCCATGTGATAGGCCGGCGACGTCGAGTAGGACAGGATCATCGGCGCCTCGCCGTTCATGAACAGTGAAAAGTAGCCGTCGCTCCAGCTCTTGGTGGTGGTCAGGATCTTGCTCTTCAGCGCCTGCCATTTCTCTCCGGCTTGGTCACCATAGACCGAGCGCATCCAGAGCAGAAGGCCGAGGCCGGGCGTACTGGTTCTGGGATCCTGAATGATGATCTTGAGGTCATCCGGCGCGCCGATCAGCTCGTCCAGACTGGTGGGCGGGTTTGGCAGCTGTTCGGTGTCGTAGACGAACGCGAAGTAGCC